GGTGTGTAGATGACACCGCTTAGCGCCTCTTGGCAGGCGTCGCGTGCGACCTCGGAGATGGCGCGGGCCTTGAGCATGGCGGCGGGGTAGGACTTCCACACGCCTTTACCTGCCAGGCCCGCGGCCTTGGCCCGCTCCATCGTCCACACGCTGCGGAAGGTGAAGTCGGGATCATCGGCGCGGATGATCTCCGCGACCGCCTGAGTGTCGTCCCCGGTGACGCGCAGCTTGTGGCCCGCACGGCGCACGAGCGCCGACATCAGGCCCGACGATGCGGTGGGCTTGCCGTCCACGATGTGGACGCCGGAGATAGCGGTCATCGTGGGGATGCCGAGGGCATCGGCGTACTCCATCGCGAGCAGGAGATTGGCCGGCTGGCCCTGGTAGGCCTTGGGCAGGAGCCCAGCCTGGGCAAGGTGCTTGGCGTAGGTGACCTTGGCCTCTAGGCCGGAGGCGTCAGTGCGGACGAGGTCGCTCATACCGGCGACCCCTCGATGTAGAGGTCGTCTTTCTCGGCCACGGCCAGGAGGCCGCGCTGGAGGCCGTGGATCAGCCACGACCCGGCCGCGACCGACAGCGTCTCGTAAACGCCGTCCCAGTCGTCGCCGAGGATGAGGCCACAGGTGGCGTCCCAGGTGGTTGGGTTGCCAGCCGTGCGCTTGAGATAAGAGATCATGCGGAGCTGCTTGGAGCGGATGGGCTCCAGCGCCGCGTAGGTCATGTTCCCGCGTGTGGGGACGTTGCGTGGATTCTTAGGTGGTGCCATGTGGGCCCCCTCTGGGTCCGGTTATCGGCTGTTGAGGGGGTGGGCGCGGTCATGCGGAAGGGTCAAGCCCGCGCCCACCCGGGGCCCGGCGTCGGGGGGACAACGCCGGGAGCTCTAGGTCAGACGTAGGCCAATGCCTTGGGATTGGATGAACAGTGATCGCCCGAAGTGGACATGAGGGCCCCCTGTGTGCCTAGAGTGGCCGCGTGGGGTCCTTGCGAGTGTCTGTAGTTACCGGGTAGTAACATCCGATAACGTACATTCTCGGAAGAACGCCGCGCGGGTTGCGGTAGTGATGCACTGTCAACCTAGCGGCGCTGACGTAACCCGCGCAAGGACCCCACCCCCGGCGTGTCGCAACAAGGCGGCACCGTGACATTGGGGGGTCCCATGCGCTACCCGAAGGCACAGGTCAGGACGGCACTCGCAGCGGCCAAGGAGGCGGGCAAGCCCACGGCTGGCCTGAGTGTCGACCTGCGAGAGACAGAGCTCACGCTAGAGAAGTGGGGCTACTTGCCTCTGCCCGGCGACACGAGCGTCAGTGAGCGGGTGGCCGACTGGTACGTCGCCCAGGGCCTCGCCGCTCGCGCTGACGATAAGGAGCCACGACGTAAGGCAGCGCCCTCAGAGCCGCGCATTATGTCAGCGCCAGCCGATGACGCGGCGCTTCTCGCAGCGGAGGCGGCACTGGCAGCGGCACAGGCGGCACTCGCCTACGCGCGCTCGATGACGTCGCCCGCCGCATAAGACAGAAGGGAAGCCCCCGGCCGCGCGGGGAGGTCGCGGCCGGGGGCAGTCTGGGTGTCACTCCTCGTCGTCCCACCAGGGGAGCGAGGGTGGATCGTGGCGCTCAGGGTCAAGGTCAATGCTGGCGGTGAAGCCGATGGGGTGGCCCTTGTCCGTTTCGCCGATGATTTCGGGCTCGCGCGGTAGGGCTAGGGCAATGGAGCCTGCCGAGCGCATCAGGTCTTTCACCTGGCGCAGGGTGAGCTCGGCGCCGGACAGGGTGACCTCGACCTCCCCGATGACGAGGCGCACCTTCATCGCCAGACCTCGGCCTTGTCGGCGTCTATCTGCGCGGCGAGTGCGGCGTAGCCGATGGCGTCGACCCAGTCGTCCATGTTGAGTCGGCCCGCGGTGGCTCGCGCCAGCTTGAGCGCGACCATCATGGCCGCGACCTTGCGCGGTGGGATCGACTCAGGCAGGTCGAGGATGGCGCCCCAAAGGATGCCGATGCGCTCGGCCTCGTGGGTGTAGTCGCCGTGGGTCTCGTTGCGCGGCCCGCAGATGAGTCGCGCAGCCTCGTCGAGTACGCCCTGCCTGACGTCTGCCATGTGTCCTCCCCATTAGACGATCTCTAGCGATTGCCATGACCCGCCGCCCATAAGCAGGGTGACCATGCCGGGCGGGGCGTCGGTGTGACCGGAGTGCCGCCACCACAGTGACGCACCGTCAAGCGACGGGGTCTGCACCCAGGTGGTCGGCCCGAGCTGCTGGACGCGCAGGTGGTGATAGTGGCCGGAGATGATGACGTCAGCGGTGCCGATGGCGTAGCGGCCCTGTGCCTGTGCGGCGAGCCATGCGTCCATCTTGCCGCGCGTCTGATGCCCGTGGAGGACGCCGAGCGTCGTGCCGGCGACGTCTAGGGTCACGGTCATCTCGTCATAGGACGGCATGATCCACGCGACGCGGTCGCCGTACCCGGCGATGTCAAGGGCGTCGGCTACGGACGCCGCGCCCTCTAGTGCCCAGGAGTCGGTGTAGTGAGTCGCCATCTTGTCGCCGATGCGCTTAGCCTCGTCGTGATTGCCGGGCACTACAGCGACGCGGACGCGGTCGGCGAGGTTCGCATAGTCGGTGACGATCTCGGCGAGGAGGCGTCGGTAGATGCGGACCTGGGTTGTGACGTCGCAGTCCAGGCGCGCGAGGAGACGCGACCCCTGTGACTCGGTGCCCTCTATGCAATCGCCCGCCACGACGACGACGACCTCGCCCGCCTTGCCTCGCTTGCGGAGATCGCGGAAGCGGGTTAGGGCTCGGGCGTGGGCGTCGAGGACGCGCCGCACGGTGCCGGCCGTACCGTCGCCGTCGGGCTTGCCGATCTGCATGTCCGACAGCGCCACGACGTAGACGGGCGCGTCAATGGCCGACGGGGTGGCCTTCTTGGGGGTGCGGATGGACGCGATCAGCTCGTCCACATTGACGGTGCGGAGCTGCGGCTCTACTGCAAAGCGGTAACGCCACACGGGTCTCGTGACGGCGTCCTCGCCCTGGGCCTCGCGCGTCCAGGCGTGAGGATCGAAGCGTGCCTCAATGAGGCGGACGCGGTAGCCGTCAGGGACGACGAGCCCGAGCGCCTCAACGGCGGCCCGCCACTCGTCCTCGGTGTCCATCGGTCCCGATGGGGGAGCGGTGACCGTCATGGCGCCGGTGGGGTCGTACTTGACGCCCGGCTCCCAGCCGCTCGGGGCGCTGGGACGCTGGGCACGTTGGGGCTCGGTGGCCCCGGGGAGCTCGGCGAGACGCCGCAGCTCGTCGGACAGACTCATGCGGTCGCCTCAGGTAGGGGACAGGAGCATCCGGCGCCCTTAGTGCGGCGACGGTGGTGGCCGATCTGCGAGGCGTTCACCTCGTACCCGTTGCGCTGGAGGGTGTCGGCAATCTGCGGTGCGCGCACGTTGCTGCGGTCGAGGATGGTCTCTAGGGCCTCGCGCTCCTCGGGGCTCATACCCCCGAGGATCACGGCGACGCGGCAGGGATAGCCGCCGGCCCTAGGTCGTGCTGTCTGTAGTGCAGTCAGCTCGTCGAGCAGTCCCACGATGACCTCCCCGGTGTGTGTGGGCTACGGATTGCGCGTGCGCCAGGTCTGATTCATCTGGCGACGGATGTCCTTAGTGGGCCGCCAGCAATCGTTCTTGCGCCCGACGGTGGGCAGCGTGAAGTTAGCCACGCCCGCCGTACCGTCGGTCCAATCGGCGTGCCGGATGGCCCGCTGGAAGTTGGGGAACGCCTCGGGCCCTGCGACCTCGCGGATGGCGCAGGCCATCCGGGCGGTGCTGTCCCATTGCGCGTCGGTCATGTCGTCCACGCCGTACTTAGTGGACGAGAGCGGGCCCTCCAGCTCAATGCCCCAGACCATGAGGTGGGCGACATCCTTGGGCACGCCGGCGCGGCCCCACGGGCCGCCAAGCCCTGAGTGCCACGCGCTCAGGGCGCTGATGATCATGACCTGGCCGTCGCGCGAGGTGTCGGTCCCGCGTCGGACGGTCGCATTGCAGAAGGGATAGGCGCCGTCCCGGGCCTCCATCCACTCCT